AGCCTTGGTGGCCAAACTGTTGTTGATCCTGTCAATAAACGGCTGGATGTTCTTTGAGAGGGGTTCTTGGGTTCCGCGAAGGTTGTATTCGTCGATGAACTCGACCCCGTAAACGCCGCTATCTGACAGGAAGAACGTAGCATTCCCCTTGGACACCACGGACTTTCTAGCAAGGCATCCAATCTCACGGGTCAACTCGGTGACCACAGTATCCGCTAGTGTACCCTGTGTGCCACGGATAAGGTGGATGCTGTTCCGATTGAGAACCATTAGGTTGTCGTCGTAGAACGGCTGCATCGCCACAATGTAGTCTGCAATACCTGCGGTAATCGAGAACTGGCTGTAAATCTGGTCAAACGTATTTGAGTCCAAAATATCGGAAACTACGATCTCTGACCAAATATCCCTGCTTGCATACGTCGGTGACGCCGCAGAGCCGGTGGTTTCGTACAAATATGGCCCCCACAGTCTCCGCTGGAAATAAATTGCCCACGGCAACGCTGGTTGGTGGGTGAATCCTCCACCCTGCGAGAACCTTCCGCTAAAGTCGAACTTGTCCGTATTCGTTCCGGTGAACTCCCCGGCAGGAACGTAGAACTTGATGTACTGGCCGTCTGCCTCTACCACCTCGTAGCGGTTCCCTTGGAGTTGGGCAAGCTCCGGGATCTCTGTAAAGTGTACTGTGACAAAATCACCCTTCTTGATCGTGGTGTTGCCCCCAACACCAACGTCAGCAGTCAACAACCCATCGGATACAGTGACATCCCCAGCCTCGATGGAGAACGATTGTGGGGCCGTGTACGGGCCTCCTTGAACCTTTGTAAATCCAGATGCCACCATTGTCGCATTGGACGTATTATAAGTTACATTAGGAGACGTGAGTGCAAACGTGAAGGTATCTGCCGATGGTGTCCCTGTCACCGTTTGCAGCCCATTGGGGTCTGTTCCGCCACCAAAGCCAGTCAAACCGCTCAATGTCACCTGATCGCCAGTGGTCAACCCGTGGCCAGTCACGTTCAACGTGACCACATTCGTGGCAAGTGAGCCGGAATTGATGGGTCTCCCAATTGGAATCCATTCAAGACCCCGTTGTCCATCACGGAAGATAAACACCTTGTCAAACGCTTGGATGAGTTCAACTGGTTCGCTGATCACCACATCCGACGGGTACGGAATGCTTGTCACGCTGTAGTCGCTCAACGCAACACGCTTGGCCTCCAAGTTGGTTGCAAGAACGATGCTTTCTTCAACATTGTTCGTCGGGTCGCTATAAAGACAAGATCCGTAAATGGCACTCACCGCCTTGTCGTCAACCTGCGTCTGCACCTTCCCATAAGTCCCGTCTGGCGTAAGAGACTCATTCCCGCCAGTATTCTCAAATGTCAAAGTTGTCGCTGTTGCAGCCGTCATTAGGTATGCACCGGGGACAACAGGAGTCGCGCCACTTAACGGATTCGTGGAGACGCTCACATCACCCAACGTCGCGTAAGCCGTACCAGTTAACCCGTGAGCAGACGAAAATGTCAACGTCACCAAATTACCAGACCTAGCTGCAGATGACACAGTCTTGGCAGTATTAATCACAAAGAAATCCAACCTCAATGGAAACGATGTCGTTGCCAACGCACCACTACGAAGTTCAAGACCCTTCCTCGGTTGCCAATACCCGTCGATCCGCCCATTCCTGGAAAGCACCACCTCACCGGCCTTCAGTTGGTTTGGCTGCAACCTCTGGTTCATCCCAACAAACGCCACATCCCCATCAGTAAGAATCTGATCGTCTAATCCACCAAATGATCCATACGCCGGCATATTAACTCAAACAGGTTGCTTGCATCCGCATACGAACAGGGATCAACGATTTAGACCCCTCTCCGGTTGCTGTCGCCAAGAATACTTCAACATAATCGTCTTTTTCAAGCTCCAGTATCCACATCGAGTGCAGCTTCCCAACTCCGTTGTTCGGGATAGTCGCATTGCACTGCGTAGCATCAATCACACCACCATTCTTACCCAACTTGATCGAAACCTGCACGGATGACCCAGTCGAGTGCTTAACGTCCAAGGTGGCAACCACATTGAAAAACCTCGTCTGACTGCCCACATACGTCAACCTACCATTGTTGCCAGGACTATCAAAGTACAACGCACTCGCCGTATCCAACGTCGTGGTGTTGTCCACCTTCACATACGTCTCGGTAATCGTCGCGCTAGTCGTATTCCCCTGAAAGTAAATCTGACCCCGAGGCTGCCTACGCAACCCCACATCCCAATTCACCAAACCCAACTGCCCCTTCAACCACGAAAGGCTACGATCACCAACTGTCGTCTTAACCAACATCCAGCATCAATCGTCAAGATACGCAACCACTACCCCAGAGCTTAAACTAATGTAGTGAATCGCACCCATGAAAACCTGCCCAGCCTTCAAATCAAAAGTCCCAACATTAGGATTATCAATGTTATTAAACCCAAGGCCCATCTGGGAATCCTCAATCGCCAAAATCGCCCTCCAACTACCCTCAACCCCACCACCACTAGATGGGTTAAATACATTACCACCCTGTTGCCCCTGCAATAAATATGACTCTCCCCTTGGCATACGTCAGTCAGAGTAAACAACCGCAGTCCCACTCGAAATCTGCACCTTCGTAAACTTACCACCCAACCCAGTCCCAGCAGCCAACGTCTTCCCATCCAAGTCAATGATGTCCGTCAAATTCCCAGCAGTCTCACCAGTGTCACACAACAACACAGTGTCCTCAATCGCCTGTATCCACCGGAAACTCCCAGTAACACTATCCGCCCCAGTCAACACAACACCCCCCTGCTGACCCTGCAATTGATACGAATCTCCTCTAGCCATAATTCTCTATGTAAGTTATCACAGCCGCAGTTCACTCCCCGCAGCCAACACACAACCCAATACACCACCACACCACACCCTGTCAATACCCCCCATTGCAAACTTTTACTCTGCCCGGTTTATCAATGCAAACTTTCGTCCATGCCTGCGTCGCGACCCCCTCCCCCCTAGTGTCGTAGTGTGTGTGTGTGTGCTAGGCGTGTGAGCGTGCGACGTGTGCGCGTGCGCGTGGTGAGTGATCATCATCGCTAGCCGGTGTGCGCCTGGTGCGATGCTTGTGGGCGTGGTGAGTCGATCCTAGTGTGACGATGCGTGATGCGTGGATAGTCGCATCCAGTGTGGCGCGATGCCGGCGAGTCGATCCTAGTGTGGATAGTCACTCTCAACTTGGCACGGCTCGCCATTGGCTCGATGCTCTTACTATATACCAGTGCACACCGCTACGCGCTTGCGGTATCGGTTAGTAATGGGAAGTGAAATGGATATCCCCGGGCAATCACCGAGAGCGAATGAGAATCGATGGAGAGTCAACCTTAGTCTTACGGCCTATGCTGTGGTACTGCGCCGGTCGCTTGTTGATTTAATGAGTGAACCAAATCCACCCATCCAATCACAATCTAATGCGGGCAGTCGCTGGGTGTTGCCATGTCGATGGCTTATCCTTTCCTCCGGAGGATTTTAGCGAGGCTCCAGGGAATCTGTCAATCCGTTTTTTGCATAGTGGACAATCCGGCGACGCTTGTCCTGGCTAGTGGCTTGTGCGTTTCGGTGGTCGGCTGGGCATCCGGGGTTCGGATTGCGGAAATCGTGCAATTATTTTTCTAGGAAATACAAGGGGAATTCGGAAAAGTGAAGAAAAAGTGAAAATAGGTATTGCCAACCCCGAATGCCACGCTAGGGTTGCGACGTTGCCAGTGGCAGCACCAACACCTAACCACACAAACCGAAACAAATGAAAAGATACCTGATTGAGTATTCTGAAGCTGGGGAGATCCACCAGTGGACATGCAAGGCATACGATAAGGCTCACGCATGCAAGGCATACGATAAGGCTCACGCCGTGGAGAAATTCCTGGACCCAGAAGCCGGATTCACCTTGGATATGATCCGGAGAATTGTGGCAATCAGATAACCACACCAAACCTAACCACAAACCGAACCAAAAACAATGAAAAAGACACTCAACACTAACCAAATCGCCGACGCCTTACGCGCCGATGATAATGCAAACTGGAGCTATAACGGCGCGCGTGCGCTTGCCG